CACCTTCACATGAACAGACAAAGTCTTGTTCAAGATGCTCATAACTGAGTCAGTCGCCTCTCCTGTCTCTTCATCTATTCTGCTTCCCTTCTGGAAGCTTATTATTCTGATTGAATCATCAGAGGTGACATGACCGACCACATTCAACTTGATGTCTTCAAACATCATCTCACTAAGGAACTCAGATCCTCTCATCCCATCCCCAGCCATCACACTGCTAGTGACACCCAATATTCCCTGAAACATCCCCTCATCAGATAGGACAGATCTCAAGTGGGGATTGTAAAGAGCTGGTGGTGCTGATAGCAACTTGCTTCTGGCCCTCAGAACTGAGTTGCTGTCCCTAGAGTGGAGCTTGTGCTTCTCAGCCCTGAAGAGCTTCATGAACTCATCAGGAAGTTTGAATATCTTTTTCGAGAACTGCCTGAAGCAATCTTTGATGACCACCCTTGATTCTGGTGGGAGCCTAGATCCTAGTGTTAGATAGAGGATGTGTGGCATCATTGATGGACCCCAAGTTGAGCAGTCAGCATTGTCAAAGACCAGAGCACGATCTGCAGTTTCTCTGACCTTGCTGAAGGAAGTGGCCACATCTTCATCTTTTGTTGCCTGTTCTATCAGGTTTGTCTTGCTCCCTCTGTCTATCTCACACGTCATCAGCCGCCTTGAATGCTCCTCTATGGTGAATGCAATGAGCCTCCCTGGCATATTCAACACTGCTATCTCTCTGGGGCCCACCTGGTCCTTGTGAACCATCTTGGCCACTATTTGAGACCTTTGTCCTAGGTTCCATAGGAGAATGGGCCAGAGGCTATCAGGAAGCTCTAAGCAGGACTGGATTGTCCCCTTCTCAAGGCTTGGCTTGGGAGAATTGAGATCTATGAGCACTGACCCTTCCCTAACAGACTCTGGGATCTGCTTCCTCAGAGCTCCTTTCTTGAACTCCTCAACTTCAATGAGAAGGTTGCTCCAGCACTTCCCATTCTGGTTGAGTGATGAAGTGACTTTTATCAATTTCTCCTTTCCGTGCCTTTTGACATTGACCTCTCTTAGGACCTCCTTGCTCTCAGATATGCCGTATTCTCCATTGAATGTCACTGATCCTCTGGAATTCATGACCGAAGAGAGGGTCAAAGAGCTCAACAGATTATCAAATTTGTACACTCTGTCAATTATCTCACCAAAAGTCTCATCTAGCTTGTGGTCTGTGCAAACCTTGAGAATGGATGCCATAGTGGAGAATGTGACCGATCTCATACATGGTTTGTAAAGCCCTGTCTCCGAT